CAAGGGTGATTGGGTTATTATGAGCAAACATTATTTCATTGGTATGACTGAGTCAGTTTTGTTGACAGTCACACCAGCTCGCTCTAAACCCTTTGATTTTCAATCCACGCAGCATCATGTCAACGCATCAGATCTGTATGATGTTGGAGAAGATGTGGTTGCTTTGCGTCTGCGTTCTTTGGCTTTTAAGGACATATCTTCTCATTTGAGCCCAAGCGAACAAGCTTCATCAACAGGAAAGTACATGATGGCTGGTGGACAAGAAGGAGTTGCTACTCTAGTTGAAAAGAAGACATTGTTGGTCAAACATTCTCCGACTGGAGACTACATTTCTCTTACCGCCTATTTGACCTATCCTTCGCTGAAAGCTGTGAAGGGTGATTGTGGAAAGGGAATAGTTTATCAGCGAGATGGAGGCTCAGTTTTGTTTGCGATTCACTCAGCAGGAGATGGTACAACCGGATATGCTTCTGTTATTGATGCGAAAAAATTGAGGGCTTGTTTTGGTTCAACTTCCTTGTTAGAGACAAATTCTGTGTCAGCTTTGCCCACTATTGTCACAAATGTCGTTGATACCACATTGGTCACATCACAACCTTTGCCTAAATCTCCTTTTTCTTACAACCCTTATCCTCAGATTGATTTCAAGGGCAAATTGCCAGGTGCCGTTTGCATGGAGAAGAAATCGCGTCTGGTGAAGACAAAATTTGCAAAGACTCTTCCTGAGATTTTTTACATTGTTTTTGGACGTTTTCCAGAGACTTTGTATTCTCGACCCGTCATGAAGCCACATTTGAATTCGAACAAAGAGTGGATTGATCCTTTTTCCCTGCATTTGTCTAAAGTGGATTGTGTGAAAAAATCTTTGGATAGTGAAATTTTGTGTAAGGTTGTTAATACTTTGGTCGAACGCTTTGTTGGAGGTTTGTTAGAAAGAGGGATTGTATCAGTCTCTCCTGTTACTTTGGATGTGGCCATCAATGGTGCAGTGTATGATGTATTCTTTCGCAGGGTTTCGGCCAGTAAGTCAGCAGGTTTTGGTTTTCCTGGACCTAAATCTTCCTGGTTGGTATTAGGCGAAGAAGAGATGAGAACAGCTTTGCCTGAAGTGAGAGAGTTGCTTGCGTCTATTGCAGAATCGTACCAGCGAGGAGAAAAGGTGGGCTTTGTATTCAATGCCTCTCTCAAGGATGAGCCACGAAGCATTGAGAAGTGCGAGAAAGGGAAAACACGCGTTTTCTTTGTTTCTCCCCTCTCTTTGTTACTCTTGCAGAGAATGTATTTGTCCCCATTTTATACATTTATGGTTCAGTTTTCTGATCTTTTTTGTGTTGCTTTGGGCGTTGACATGCATACACAGGCAGGAGAAATTCGAGAGCGATTGGCTAGTTTCTCTTCCCGTTGGATGGAAGGAGACTATGGAGGTTATGATGTTTCAATGCCTTTTGACATCGGATTGGCAGCTTCCACTGTTGTTTACGAAGTGCTTAAACGATTGGGGTATAATGAATACTCTCTAAATATGGTTCGAGGACTGTTAGATGACAGTTTGTTTCCTTTTGTCAATATGAACAATGACTTGTATACTTCACCAGCTTTACAACCTTCTGGCAAATATGCAACGGCTGAAGACAATTCTTTGCGGGGTCTTATTTTGTTGTTATATTTTTGGTTTACCTTACCTGAGTGGAACACAAAGGACTTTTTCGAGTTTGTGCGGCCTCTTTTGTATGGAGATGATATGGGTGCCGGAGTTAAAGAGGAGGTTGAAGAGGTATTCAATAACTTGACTTATGCCAAGTTTGTCAAAGAGGTTTATGGTATGGAATTTACGTCAGCATCGAAGTCCCAGCAATTGGAAAAATTTGTGGATGTTGATTCATTTTCCTTTCTAAAGAGAACTTTCCGCTGGTCCACCTCTCTAGAGCGCTACGTTGCCCCGCTTGATTTTTCTTCCATCTACAAGACCCTTGAGTGGTTTATTCCCTCATCAGTG